ATGATGACGAAAACGAGACCCGCGCCGACAGGAAGTATGCCGACCGCGACGACGGATTGGGAGACCTCCAGTCGGACGAAAAGTTCACAGGCGGTTCCCCCGAAGAACGGCTGCTCACGCTTATGAGAGCAAGAGAGGTTCTTGCGGCAATGAGTGAGGAAGATTTGGAAGAACTCAGTCTTAGCCTCGACGGCGAAACTACCAGATGGCTTCAACACCTCCTCGCCAACCCGATGTATGCCCCCATGGAGGAGAAGTTCGAACGAAGGCGCTACGGCCAGTCCGCGAAAAAACCAAAGCCGAAGACCCCACGTGACGAGAAAAATCTGTCACAGCGTGAAAAAGATGCGCTCAATAGCGCCACCGGCAAGAAGAACCAAGGCCGCGGAGGCTACTAAAATGAAGATTTCAAAAGCAAAGCTACGACAGATCATCAAGGAAGAGTTGGGAACTCTGCGGGAGGAAGACCCAGCGGAGGAAACAGCGCTTAATAGTCCGCGGCAGGCTGGTAGGGAGTGGGCTATTAAGAATCTTCGCGTCGCCATCAACCGCGCTGCGGGAGCCGGACTGAGCAATGACGAAATCCGCAAGGTCATAGAGGATAAGATAGAGAGCGGCACCGAGCACGGACGCTTCACATCTACCGGACCTTGGGCTCCGGAATATAGGGATAAATAAAAATAACACTTGACACCACCTCCCCATCCTGTATACTAGTATCATAGACTAGGGGATAACTACGTGTATAAAATAGCACACCTTGCGGACACGCATATAAAGAATTTAAAATTTCATTACGAATACAAGAAGGTATTCGAACAACTTTACGAAACACTACGAAAAGAAAACGTAGATTACATCGTACACTGCGGCGACATCGCCCACACCAAGACACAGATTTCACCAGAGTTCGTTGAGCTTTGCTCCGACTTCTTCGCAAATCTAGCGAAAATCGCGCCAACCTACATCATCTTGGGCAATCACGACGGCAACTTAAAGAATAGCACCCGTCAGGACGCCCTGTCGCCAATTGTGAAGGCTTTAAACCTACCGGACCTACATCTGCTCAAGGAAGCCGGAGAAGTCCTTGTAGGGCCGCACATCGCCCTTAACGTGCTATCCGTCTTTGACGAGGATAATTGGGTGATGCCGACCGACCCGGAACGAATCAACATCGCACTTTATCACGGCTCTGTATCTGGCGTCAAAACCGACACCGGCTGGGTGATGACTCATGGCGATCACGACGTAGGAATTTTCGGTGGTCACGACTATGCTATGCTTGGCGACATTCACAAGACAAATCAAATCCTCGACACCGAAGGTCGCGTGAGGTATTGCGGCTCAACCGTCCAGCAGAATCACGGCGAGACAAATGACAAGGGATTTTTGATTTGGGAAATTGAAGACAAAGACAAGTTTCGCGTGAGTCACCATGTTTTGCTCAACCCCAAGCCATTCGTAACAATCGAACTCACGCCAAAGGGGCGTATGCCTAAGGGCACTAAGATCCCTCCCACGGCTCGACTTCGCCTCGTGAGCAATAATAATCTACCGCTTGATGTTATGCGTAAAGCTGTAGAGGTCGCTAAGCATCGTTTTAAGCCCGAGAGTATTGCGTTTCTTAATCGTGCAGCCGGCGAACGCGGTACAGTTGAGATCGGTACTGGCTTTAAGGTAGAAAATCTGCGAGACAAGGGCGTACAAGAGAATCTAATCCGTGAGTATCTCGTTGAATATCAGCCGAGCGAGAACATGCTTGAGAGAGTCTTCGAACTAAATCGGAAGTACAACTCACAGATTGAAGAGACAGAAGAAGTCGCACGAAACGTTAATTGGAATATTAACAAGTTTGAGTGGGATAATCTCTTTAACTATGGTGAAGACAATAGTGTAGACTTTACTAAGCTAAATGGTATTGTGGGGATTTTTGGCAAGAACTATTCCGGAAAGTCTAGTATTATTGACGGAATGCTTTATACGATGTTTAATACCACCTCCAAGAATGAGCGTAAAAACTACAACATCATCAACCAGAATAAAAAAGACTGCCGCGGCTGCGTGGAGTTACAAGTAGGTGATAAAGTATATACGATTGAGCGCAAGTCGGAGAAGTATGTTAAAAAGTTAAAAGGCGAAGTCACCAACGAGGCGAGGACCTTCTTAGATTTCTCGGGCCTCGATGCGGTAATGGGAGAAGAATCGAGTCTTAACGGTACCACCCGTACCGAAACAGATGCACATATTCGTAAGCGTTTTGGCACAGTAGAGGACTTCTTACTAACTTCGATGTCAAGTCAGCTCGATAGTTTATCTTTTATTAAGGAGGGATCCACGCGCCGCAAAGAAATTCTTGCTAAGTTCTTGGATTTAGACATTTTTGAGAAAAAGTTTAAGTTGGCTCACGAGGACGGCTCGGACTTAAAAGCCGTTCTGCGACGCGTGGGAGATACAGATTATAGTAATGACATAGCATTAGCCGAGGTCCAGCACCTCGAAGCCAATCGCGCACTAGATAATGAAGTTGCGGCATGCGATCAACTCAGAGAGGGCCTGAGCGTGGCAGAGAAGGAATATGCAACACTCACAGTGCAGATCGATTCCATTCCCGCTGAGCGCTTGGATATTAAAAATCTCTTGGAAACTCGCTCTTCTCTGGAAAAGAAGGTTGAAGGGACTGATGTTAGCATTGTAGAACTTAAGTCGCAGAATCTTGACTATAACGAAAAGCTAAAAGACTACGACGACTTTTTGACAACTATCGATATCGAAGATCTTTTGGCTCAAAAGCAAGAGTTTGATGAGTTCAAGCAAAAATATGATGATACCCTTAATAAGGCGCGCCTCTTAGATAATGATTATAAGTCTATGAGCAAAAAACTAGACTTGTTGGATGAAGTACCATGCGGGGATAAATATCCCACGTGCCAGTTTATCCGGGACGCTCACTTGGCCGCGGTTGAACTGCCCTCCTTGGAGGTTGAAATTGTTGACAAGATTGAAGAGGCCAAAGGATATAAAAATATGACAATCTCTGTGGACTCGTTTCAAATGATTGAGCTTATTGAGCGTTATAATAATACCATTATTAAAAAGAACAATATTGAGATTGAGAAGCGCGATAACAAAGTCTCTATCGAGAAGCTATATGCGAAGATAAAAAGCTATCGAGACGCTCTTCGAACAACGAGTGAAAAGATTGAGTTATATGAAGAAAAGAAAGATTTAATTAAGAACATAGAAAGTCTTATTAACTCTCGTGACACGGTGGAAAGAAAAATAAAAGAGATGAGAGGAGAGCTTCTCGATGTCGAAGACTCGATTAATCTACACCACCGACAGCTTGGATCTATGGAACAAAAGGTTGAAGACCTTAAGGAAAAAAAGTTAGAGTTAGATGAAATACGGGAGGAATACGCAGCCTATGATTTGTTCATGCGCTGCACTCATTCTAATGGGATTGCTTACGATATTATCAAAAAGCGCCTACCAGTTATTAATGCTGAAATAGCGAAGGTATTGTCAAACATTGTTGACTTCGATGTCTTCTTCCAGGAAGACGGCCGCAAGCTCGACATCCTGCTCAAGCATCCAAAGCACGACCCGCGGCCGATTGAGATGGGCTCCGGCGCCGAGAAAACTGTTACCGCGATGGCTATTCGCCTGGCTCTGCTCTCCGTGTCATCACTACCTAAGGGAAATATTTTTATTCTCGATGAGCCTGGAACTGCCCTAGATGCAGACAACATGGAGGGGTTCATTCGAATCCTTCAGCTTATTAAGATGTATTTTAAAACTGTCATTCTTGTCTCTCATTTAGATTCTCTTAAAGATATCGTAGATGTGGAAATTACCATTGATAAGACAAATGGTTATGCCCGGGTCAGTCAGTGACTACAATCCAGGATATTCGAATCCGTAAATCTGTAAGAAGTAAAATTTAAGAGCACGGTTTTTAGCGTCGTCATCGCCCACATACCAGTGCCAAGCAGTAAGGTTGGCAATGCCGGCAATTGCTGCCAAGGTTCTTTTGATGTCTTCTTCGATCCATTCAATTTGCTCATCAGTGGGATCGTCGACAGACAAGTCTAGATCAATGGCTATGGAATATAATACGTACCAATTTTGATTGTCATACGCCTCTTTAGCTCGCATAAAGATTCGTTCTAGTCTAAGGATCTCCTTCTCAGAGAACCCGCTGGCCCGGACCTTATCTGGGTGCGTCTCGGCAGCTATGCGTCGAAACAACTTTTTAAGTTCCACCTCTTTTTTTATCTTGGGAACAGCCTCTTCGTCTTCGTCTTCTGGCTCGCTGTCCGTTGGCACAAGATCCGTACAGTCGGATTCGTTGCTTTCTTCTATAAGTTGTGGGGGCTCTTCTTCTGCTGGCTGCGGGGGCGCCTGAGGGGTGACGGCAACCTGTTCGGCTAATCTGGTTTGTTCTTCCTCCGGGAGTTCTCTCACTAGTCGCGAAACCTCCTCCTGGAATTCCAGGATGGCGTCCTTAGAGAGTTCTTGATGATACTCTAAATCAGCATGCACAAACTCTGCATTTTTGAGGGTTTTTTTCAATTTGTACTTAAGTTGTTTAGACATACTTCTCCCCTCTGTCTAATTAGTGTAAAGGAGTAGAGCATGAGACACATTATAGATAAGGGACTAGAGAAACTAGTTTCCCGAAAGTTGTTAGCGTGGACAACGGCCACGAGCTTGTTGTTGTTTTCTGATCTGACATCCAGCGATTGGGTAATCATTACTACAGTTTATATTGGAGGCCAGACCATCATCGATGCAGTTGCGAAGCTTAAAGGTTATAAATAATGACCTGGATAAAATTTAGAACGGGTGCAAAAAAAGCGTGGCTTTGGGCGAAGAAGTTTTGGTGGGTGATAGTTATCGGCCTCCTCTTCTTATGCGCGTGTTTTCTAGGGGCGCTTACTCGAAACGGCGCATTGCTCGCCGGAGTCCTAGATTTAATGGAAGCGAAGAGAGACCAGCACGACCAGGAGATGGAGACTCTCACCCAGATCCACAACGAGGAAGTCTCTGCGAAAAATGCGCGCCTTGAAGAACACCTTAAAAGGCGCGCCGAACTAGAAGCAGAATTTGCCAAAAGAGGCGAAACCCTCGATAAACAAAAAGAAGCGGAGCTTAAAAGACTGATTGACGAGAGTTATAATGATCCCGAGAAGCTAGCTAAAGAGTTGGCGGAAGCTTTTGGATTGAAATAATGATTAGAAAAATATTATCCCTTTACTTAATAGTCTTTTTGGCCTTCCCGGTGGTAGCCTTCGCAGAGGAAGAGTCTTCTCCGGATTATGTAGTTCTCCCCATAGAGGCGGGCGACATCGTGCCATTCGATGGAGTTCTTTTATCTCTCGATGCTGCAGCAAAGATTGTAACCGAGAAAAAGTTCGAGGGAGCCGAGTGCGATCTGCGCATCAGCTATGAGCTTCACATGCAAGGAGAGAGATTTCAGCTGCAGCTTGATTACAAAGATATTGAAATTCACTCCTGGAAGGATAAATACGAGTCCATGATGATTCTCAAAGTCGCTGAAAACGATCGCCTAACAGAGCTAGTTTTAAAGCAGAAGCCTGCCCAAGGTCCGCTTCTTGTGGCATTGGGTTTTGGCATCGGTACACTTACATCTTTGGGAATCTTTGCTTTATCTACCGAAATAGTTAAATGACAATCTCGCAAGCCGATTCCCGCGGAAGGCTTTTGCGCTTTCTTATCGATAACCTGGGACAGGAAATATCGAGCGGGAGCCTTGCGGGTTCCGGTAGTTTTGTTGCGGTAAACTCGGACGATGAGCTTGTCTTAGCGCGGCCTTTAACCGGCGCCGGTATTTCGTGGGACGGTTCAACCGCAAACGGCGTTGCTACCTATAAGGATGCCGACGAGGCAACTGTTGAATCAAACCTCACTTTTGACGGATCCACCCTTACTGTTACGGGCGATGCTAGTATCTCGGGCGACGTGCACATTGGCCAATACATCTATCACATTGACGATACTGACACCAAAATCGGCTTCGGTACCAATACTCAAATCTATACTTGCCAGAACAGCGAACGCCTTAAATTAAACTCCACCGGCGTTGGTATGATGGGAGCCACACCGATTGCGGGACTAGCTATCACAGGAGATTTAACTATCTCGGGAGATACCACACTTGGAGACGCGTCGGGAGATTCGCTTACCATCAATGCTCAAACTATCAATCCAGCTAATATTGACACCGGCACCGACAACTCGGTTGTAGTCTATAACGGCAGCAGTCTGGTGACGGACGAAATCGATTCTCGCGTCTGGGGGTCCACTCTTGTCGATGCTTCTGGAACCCCTGCAGATAATCAGGTGGGAATCTGGACGGATGCCAACACCATGGAAGGCAGTTCAAACCTGACTTTTGATGGCACTGATCTTACGGTTGCGAACGATTTGATATTAGGCAGCGACATTATTCACTCTGGTGATACTGACACCAAAATCGGCTTCGGTGCCAATACTCAAACCTATACTTGCCAGAACAGCGAACGTCTTAAGTTAAACTCCACCGGCGTTGGTATGATGGGAGCCACACCGATTGCGGGACTAGCTGTCACAGGAGATTTAACTATCTCGGGAGATACCACTGCCACCTCCGGGTCCTTTAGCGATGTCACCCTCACCAGCCACACTGGTATTATAGGAACGAATTCCCACAGAACCATAATCCACAACAACAACGGAGGCTACCTAGAGGCTAAAACAGGTCATGCTACTTATGGTTTTATAATTAGGGACTACAACAGCGAAGGCTGGGCTAATATAACTACCAACAATGGGCTGCTTCAGCTAGCTTATAACAATAACAGCACAACTGATGGCATTTTTCTTAACGATTCCGACAACGTTGGTATCGGAGACAGCTCCCCCTCCTATAAGCTGGATGTGAATGGAACACTTAGAGCTACAGGAGATATGTATGCAGATGGCGAGCTGACCGTCACCTCCGACCTCGACGTCCGCGGCGACACCTTCCTCGACGGAGCGATCATCCTCGGAGGGCAATCGTCCCTCGGTACCGGGATGCGAGCAGAGTTTCGAAACACCGGAGGCCAGACATATTCAAGCTTCAATGGTGTCTACTGGGAATCCTGCATAGCGAACAACTCCCATGCCCGGACTGTCTTAACGAATGAGGCGTACGAAGACAACGACGTAGTTGGACCCGGGATCTATTCGAGTAATATTTATTGGTTTTGGAAGTACACGGCCGCCGCCACCACATATCGCGTGATCACCTCGGGAACTTCTTTTACTTTTACAGGACAGCACTTAACAGTTCCAATGGATTCAGCCATTAGTTCGTCATTGTCTGATTACGTGGGACTTATAGCGGTGTCGTCAGGCAATCAGATGCGGTGGGATGAGATAAAAGAAGAGTGGGTTACTGGATCAGAAGCTGTGACTATTAATGAAACACTTCCTCGCATTGAATTAGCTACGAGCCGTGCCGATAAAAGAGTGTTTGGAGTTATAAGCAATCGTCCTGATAATTATGTTGTCAACAGCGAGACAAACGAAATCGAAGAGGACCAGGACGGCATGGCTTATTCCTGGAACGATTTAAAGCAAACTCAGATTCGAGTCAACTCTTTAGGAGAAGGCGCTATCTGGGTATGCAACATCAATGGCAATCTAGAAAATGGCGATTATATTACAAGCTGCGAAGTTCCGGGATTGGGAATGAAACAAGACGACGACCTACTTCACAACTATACAGTGGCCAAGATTACGCAGGCTTGCGATTTTAGGATTAACGCCTCTAACTATAATGTGGTAGAATTTGAACATAGCGGCAGCACCTACAGAAAAGCATTTGTCGGCTGCACCTATCACTGTGGATAAAATGAGTAAAGACCAAGATTACATAGCCAAACTAGAGCGCGCCATCTCCCAGAAATATGGTGATGAGACAGTGAACAATCCTAAAAGATTTTGGGATGACCAAAAAGAAAAAGAATACCTCGCACAGTCTCAAGAGGAGCACCGTAAATTTTCTAAGATTGCCGAAACCAAAGACAAAGTCGAACAAGATGGATTTTTAATAAATAAAAAACTACTTAATAGAGATGCAAATCGAAGCTGTCCTGTTTGTAAAACATATTCTTTTCATCCCCAAGATGATTTGTATATGAATAAGTTTGAATGTTGTCAGACTTGTTATATAGCATGGGTTGAAGGACGAGAAGAGAGATGGCTAGGTGGCTGGAGGCCAAGCGGTGAGAATTAGCAATACAGAATTAGAGAAGATCATCAAAGAAGAAATTAACGAGGGCTTGAGGACTTCAATGAGGCGCGCCCGTTCTGCGCAAGAAATAGCCGATGCTCTGAAACAACTTGAAAAAATAATGATTCACCTTCTTGACCAAAAGAGGCGTTCCGATCCTGGAACCCCCGAACACGATGGCGCCAAAGAGCAGATGGCCCGCATTGCGGAACTGGCTCAAGAATATGCATATAGGAACGAGATGCAATGAGAATTTCTAAATCCCGTTTGCGCGAGATCATTTTGGAGGAGCTGGAGGAAACCCCAACTCCAGAGCTCATCGAATCAGAGATTCTGTCGGAGAACATGTTAGCTACGTTAGCCCCCAAGATAATGGAGTTTATCATTAAGAATCCAAAAATGCTGCAGCTGCTTTCTAATGCAATGCTGCCAGCAATTATGAAGGCTATGGGTGGCGACGAGAAGACAGGCGGGGCATCTGATATGCAGTCGATGATGGCTAGCTTAACACAAGAGGAGTAGAACAATGGCAACAGTATATGAAATCATACAGGGAATCAATCAGGCGGCAGCAAATGCCTATGATGGGTCCGAAGCCGAAGTCGGCCTACAGCGAGAGAAAGGCGACCCCATCCTAGACCGCCGCGTAATGGATGGCTTCACCGTACGGTTCATTGGGCCTATCCTGCGAATCTCTTACCAATCAGAAGTCCGACTCCGGGATGTGAAAGAAAAGGGATTTGAGAACGATATCCTTGCACACCTAAAAGATATTGTTAAGTTTCTTAAAAAAGAGTATAAAGCTATCACCGGGAATGCCCTTACTTTAACTAAAGAAGGGGAGCACAACATTCTAGTCCAGCGTATGTCTAACTATCGCACAGATGTCCAGGCCCAGTGTGATTATCGCATCGGTGGCCTCACCGACACAGATGAGGTGAAAGCTGGCGATAAAGATAAGAAGCTCGACACCGCAATCAAGGATTGGTTGTCCCTCGGCCCTAAAGGTAAGCGACCCAGTAACGATACTCGTAAAGGAAAGTAAGGGGTGCCATGGCTAATGCCCTTACAAAAGAGGAGATATTAAAAGAAGTTGTAAAATCGGGCAAAAACCCAGTACATTTTACGACCAACTATTGTCGCATCTCTCACCCTCAAAGGGGCCTCATTCCGTTTAAGGCTTTTGACTATCAGCAGCAGCTCCTTACAGATTATAATGATTATCGCTTTAACGTCATCCTTAAAGCACGCCAATTAGGAATCTCTACCATCACAGCTGCCTATGTTGGGTGGCTGATGCTTTTTCACCGTGACAAGAACATCTTAGTTGTGGCCACGAAGCTTCAAACTGCGACAAACTTGGTGCGCAAAGTTAAAGCCATTATTAAGAACTTACCAGATTGGCTGCAAATCTCTCCGATTATGGTAGATAATCGAACTTCTTTCGAACTAAACAATGGATCTCAAATTAAGGCAGCCTCCACCTCCGGGGATGTGGGTCGCTCAGAAGCACTCTCTTTGTTGGTTATAGACGAGGCCGCCCATGTTGAAAAACTAGGAGAATTGTGGACCGCTCTCTACCCTACCCTGTCCACGGGCGGTCGTTGTATCGCCCTCTCTACTCCCAATGGCGTTGGCAACTGGTTTCATCAAACTTGTGTTGAAGCTGAGAGCGGCACCAATGATTTCTTTATGACCACTTTAATGTGGGACGTACACCCTGATCGTGATAAGACCTGGTTTGAAAAAGAGACCATGAATATGTCGCGACGCCAGATAGCTCAGGAGCTTGAGTGCAATTTCAATGTGTCGGGCGAAACGGTGATACACCCAGATGATCTCCATTGGTATATGGAGCGCGCCACGGCACCCGAATATCGGACAGGGTTTGATCGCAACTATTGGATTTGGAAACGATTCGACCCAGAAAAGCCGCACCTCATCGTCGCCGATGTCGCTCGGGGTGATGGGAAGGATAATAGCGCATTTCATATTTTTGAACTGGAGTCGATGGAAATAGTGGCCGAATATATTGGGAAGCCCACCCCTGATGATTTTGCCGACATTCTTTATAATGTGGGCGGTGAGTATGGGAATCCGATGTTAGTAATAGAAAACAACAATATTGGATATGCAGTACTTAAAAAGTTATTAGATAAAGGGTATCCTAATCTATACCATTCTAGTAAGGGAGATCACCAATACGTCGATCCAATAACAGCTCAATGGCACTCAAGCGCCATTCCGGGCTTTACAACTTCCTCGAAAACGCGACCCCTCATCGTTGCCAAGATGGAAGAGTTTATGAGAAACAAACTAATTAAGATTAATTCGAATCGTCTTTTGTCGGAAATGAAAACTTTTATTTGGCACAATGGGCGGCCAGAAGCAATGAGGAGTTATAACGACGATCTAGTTATGTCATTTGCAATCGGTTGTTGGGTGAGAGATACAGTAATTGTGGAGAGTCAGAGAAGTGTTGAATATAGCAAACAGTTTTTGTCTTCGATATCTACATCGGACACACAGATTTCTACAACCATTCCCGGTATGAAGGGGCATAAAACAATAAAAGAAAAGGATAGGGCTGCTCACGCGAATATATTCAATGAGCAATATATAGCCCTTATTAAAGGATAACCCATGGCAGGCAAAAACGGAAGTAACCCGAGAAATCCAGATTCTCCATTATTTAAGAGATTAACTAGATTATTCTCGGGCCCCATTGTAAACTATCGAGCTCAAATCGCTCGACAAGAACGCCGTAATGATTTAGATAAGTATCGATATCGTTTCCGTTCACTGAGCGGTCAAGAGTTCAAGCGCGCCACAGACAATCTTTCCAAGAATTATAATCTCTTGTCATCGCATGCGATGCGCAACCAGAACCGCGGGGAGAGATACCAAGACTTTGATCAGATGGAGTATATGCCAGAGATCGCTTCAGCAATGGATATCTATGCCGACGAGATGACGACGTCTAATGAGTTTGACCAGCTTCTTACAATAGACTGTCTTAATCTTGAAATTAAGACCATTTTAGAAACTCTTTTTTATGATGCATTAAACATCGAGTTTAATGCTTTTGGTTGGGCCCGCTCAATGGTTAAGTTTGGAGATTTCTTTTTATATTTGGATGTCGACGAGCAGATCGGCGTCAAATCAGTTATCGGATTACCCAGTTCTGAATTAGAGAGACTAGAAGGACAGGACCCGACAAATCCAAATTATGTACAGTTCCAGTGGAACGGCGCTGGTATGACCTTTGAAGATTGGCAGGTCGCTCATTTTCGTATTTTAGGTAATGATAAGTATAGTCCTTATGGGACATCAGTCCTGGACTCCGCCCGCCGCATCTGGCGCCAGCTTGTGTTAATTGAGGATGCCATGATAGCATACCGCGTAGTGCGTGCCCCCGAACGTCGGGTCTTTAAGATTGACGTAGGAAATATTCCACCGCAGGATGTCCCCCAATACATGGAGAAGGTGAAGACCGAGATGAAGCGTAACCAAATGGTGAACGCTTCTACTGGTCGCGTAGATTTGCGTTACAATCCTCTATCTCTAGAAGAGGACTATTTCATTCCGATGCGGGGCGGGGTGGGCTCCGATATTACTTCGCTACCTGGCGCCAAATCTTTGGATGATATTGAGGATGTTAAGTATTTGAGAGACAAGCTGTTCGCAGCCCTTAAGGTGCCGCAGTCTTACCTCACCAACCTAGACGGAGACAACGAAGACAAAACTACGTTAGCTCAAAAGGACATTCGGTTTGCCCGAACCATCCAGCGCCTTCAGAGAGCCCTGATTTCTGAACTAGAAAAAATCGCAGTTGTTCATCTTTATACTATTGGCTTCCGGGGCGAGGACCTGGTGAGTTTTAAATTAGCTCTCAACAATCCCTCCCGGCTTGCGGAATTACAGCAACTGGAGTATATGCGTACCAAGTTTGATATTGCAAACTCGGTTCCCGAAGGGGTCTATAGCAAGCGTTGGCTTTCCAAAAACATTTTGGGAATGTCGGACGAAGAATTCTTGCGCAATCAACGAGAGTCCTTTTATGATAAGAAATATCAGCAAGCTCTCGAAGGAGTACAAGAACAAGCGGCCGCAGACGAGATGGGCGGGGGTCTAGGCGGCGATCTTGGAGGCGACCTCGGAGGAGACCTCGGAGGAGATCTCGGTGGCGAAGACCTTGGAGGCGCCGCAGGAGGCGAAGAAGGGGGCGCCGAAGGAGGTGAAGACTCTGCACTTCTGACAGCTCCTGCTCGCCGCGAGGATCGACCTGGCCCGGCCCAAGATAGAATCTCGCGCCGACCAGACGGCCGTCGCGCTGGCGGCCCTTCGCGTCGCCATCTTCGAAGTCTTGTGGCCCCCGAAGTTCCCACTGGTCGAGCAGAGAAACGACGCGTCGGCCATTCC